ATAATACGATTCTTATAATTAGCAGTGAAGATAAATCTGCAATTAGCAGAAAATTCTTCCATGTAATTGCGAAGAGCTGGCTGAGTAGAGTTTGCCTGTAGATAATCTGCTTCGTCTAAGATGATAACTTTCTTAGCATCAGTTAGAGATACTGATGTAGCAAATCCTTTGATAGTTGTACGCAATGTATCAATATGACCACCAGTATCAGATCCGTTAAGAATAATATATTCTGCATTGATCTCATTACATAGAGCCTTAGCGACTGTTGTTTTTCCTACTCCTGCAGTTCCACAAAGAAGAAAATGTGGAAGTTCTCCATGAGCGATATAATCTTTAAATGTTTTCTTTAAAGATTCTGGTAAAATACAATCATCGATTTTCTGAGGACGATATTTTTCTACCCACAGAAAGTGTTCATCACGAATGTCCATAATATATTAACTCCTATCATTCTGCATTAAATGCTATTGAAATTCTTTCTTCATCACTATCATGCGACTCAACACTATGGCTGACCCAAGCAGGAAACATTATCGCTCTAGATTCTACAGGTTTATAAGCAACATGATTGGATGTATCCATATGTTTGCTATCAGTAAAAGTATTCCACATCCATGCTTGATGTTGGTCTCTTTGAAATTTTAATTCACCAGTACCATCAGTTTTAACATAATAAACACCAGAAAGAACACAAGAAGGATGTATATGTGGCATGTTTCTGTCACCCTTTGTGTTCACATTAAACCAATAATCTGTTATCATTAGATTCTGTTTAAAAGAATATTTTGTAGCTATCTGTTCTATACAGTTTGTTAGTTTTTCATGCAGAGGGATTAAACAATCTGGTAATCCCCAATCACTACAATCAAGCTGTGGATGAATAGCATCTGATTGCCAACCACCAATGTTAGAATAGACTCTTCCAGAATTTTTAATTTTTAATTCACGAATATATTCTGCAATAGAAACATTATCAATGTCACTGACTTCTGAAATCCAGATTAATGCTGACGGAAACCATCTTTCTACACGAATGGTTTCGTTCATGTTAGAACTCAAATGTAGAATCTGCCTCAACTGCTACATAATATACAAGATCGCCAGCACCTCTGAATCTAGAAATTTTCTTAGAAGAAACACTGACAGAATAATCTCCAGGTAACATTTTAAGATTTTCAACTTTAAGATTAATCTTAAATTTCTTATCAGTGGTTCCTACAGGCTCGCTGAAAGAATTACCTGTAGCATTTTTCTTATCACCAACTACAGCAGTAATAGTTGAACCATCACCAACAATAGAAATATCTGCAGCTCTCAAAACAGAAGCAGTTTTATGGATCATATTCAACATCGCTGCAGACATATCAAAATTAATATCTGCCTCTGGAAATGTGATCGCTTTTTGTGGTGCAGTTAGAACTGAGGGATCTGCAGCAAAGAATTTGATATTCATGCTACCCTGTTTAATGATAACATACTTATCTTTAAACTCTAATTCTGGATCTTCAAACAAGGACATTGCGCCCATAAATTCGTTTAAATCATAGATTCCAAAATCAGGAAATGTTTCTGTCACTGTAGCATCAGCCATCACATTCTTTTGTGCGCTGATTGTCGCTAATTTATTACCACTCTTAAGAAGAAGGTTCGAATTGATACCTGCGAAATTCTTAAACAGTGCAACAGTTTCTTTACTAAGTTTCATTTATTTTCTCCATTCAAATGATTACATTACTATGTATAAAACATTATACCCCAGAATGGGGTTTTTGACAAATTTATTTTGAATATTTGACATCATGTTCATACAAGAACATTAAACAACACATTGCGTGCGCTAGGTGATTCTTACCAGATTCAGGGTCATCTTGTTCTCCCTCTTTCCATGCCCATAGATGTCTTTGCATTGCATCAAAATATCTTCGTTTAGAATCAGGTACATGTTTCCAATTATCTGGTTCGTATTTCTCCGCACCAAATGTTAGAATTTCTACAGTTGCTTTTAATGCAAGTGGTGGTAGTAAACCATATTGTAGTTTACCACCATCAAATTTACGACCACCAGTGGTGGCATTTTGAGATTTTTTAATTTCGTCTTTAGTTGCCATAATTTTATCTCCAATGAAACCGAATATGGACACTCAAAAGAATATCCATATTCAGTTCACTGGTTATGCACGTGAGAACAGATGAGCACCACCAACTGCATTGGCAATTGCTACCATGCGACGTGATGGACGACCGACACGATACTTAGTTGTTTCTGTGCCATCTGACAGGGTTGCTTTGTTGCTATAAATGCAATGTCCCTGATTACGCAATTGATAAATTGCATCATGCGGATTCTTAAGACCAAATGATCCACTGATCTGACGAGCAGTAACTTCTGCGCCAGTGTAAAGATAGTTAAGAAGTTTTTCTTGTTTAGACATGTGTATCTCCATAATGAAACCATCAAATGAAAAAAATCATCTGGGGTGATGGCAAACCCCCAGATGACATATAAAAGTTTTAATTAAACTTCAATACCATTCTCTCGCAGAATCTGATTGAAGTCTTCTACATCCTCATCAACAGGGGTAGAATCGTCAACGATTTTTTGCAAACGAGAAGTATCGAGTTGCTTCTGTGCTTTCTCGTCTGCAGTTTCTTTTTTAACCTTAACAGTCTTGGCTTTCTGAAGTTTCACAACTTTAGCCTTAGCCTTGGCGACCTTAGGTGTTTGCTTTGCAGTCAACTCTTGCTGATACTGAGAAAGTTCAGCATCAGTAGGGACTGGCAATTGGTAAACACCACGCTCGACTTTGTTCTTATTAAACAACCAATTAGGATAACCAACTTTCTCACCTTTGGCACCAGTACGCTGGTCACGCAGAGCATAATAAATCGCAGCACATTCTTTCAAAGTGATCTGTGGATCTTTCTTGTACTGAGAATTAGACTCAAGAACAGATACAACAAAACGCTTTTGTGCGAGGGACAGGTTTGCAAATTTCAACATAATAAAGTTCCTTTTCAAAGTTAACAATAATAATTATACTACAGGTGTAAATTAAAGACAAGTTCTTTTTGTAATAACCCTACGATCAGAAGGGGACTTCGTCCGACTCTGGCTTCTTAGGTTCATCTGCAACAACCACTGGTTCTGGCTGGGGGTTTGCAACCTTATCAAATAAGTCAATAAAAGCAGCCTTAGTTGCAGCATCGAAACGATTGCAGCAGAGTTCTACTGCTTTCTCTCGACTCTTAAAGATTGCAAAAGCACGAACAATGTGAATCATACGACGAGTTGTAATTGTTTCGTCCACACCACCATCCTCGAAAGTACGACGAATTGCATCCGCCCACTTCACGAGTGTCTCTGCAAACTCTTCATCCAAACATGAATAAGTTTCCATGAGATTCTTTACAATCTTAACTTCAATCTTGGCATTAGGATATTCCTGCTCAAATGTAACAGCGAATCGTTCCAAGAATGCTTCGTTAAGAATATTAGTACCGATATAACGCCCATCATCTGAACCCTTACCTTTGGTATTTGCAGTTGCAATAACATTGAATCCAGCAGCAGGAATGATCATCTCGTTCTTAAGTTTGAAGTAATATGGTTTGCCCTCGAGAATCGGTTGCAAGCAAAGCAATGTATTTGCCGAGCCAGCATCAATCTCATCAAGAAGAAGAGTTATACCAGTGCGCATTGCAATAAGAACTGGACCCTCTACAATTTCCACGTTACCATCAATCAATGTTTTTGATCCAATGAGTTGTTCTTCATCAGTCATCATATTAAGGTTAACACGAATAAGTGGCTTCTTGTGTTTGGCACAAATCTGCTCTACCATTGTGGACTTACCATTGCCAGTTGGACCAGAAATATATGCGGGGTAGAAAATACCAGACTTGATAATGTTTTCCAAATCAGTAAAATTACCGAATGGCACAAAGTTCGTATCTTTTACTGGAATGAGTGCCTTTGTATCATTATAATCTACAACAAATGATTCTTGTTTCACAGGCATCTCTTTCGTAACAGTATTACCGATAACGTGAATTTTATTTCCACCAATAGAATATACTCCACGATCGACTTTATCTTTCATCAACCAAAGAGGATACTTATCGGTCTTAAGAGACTTCATTACATCTAACAACTGAGGTCTGCTAACAACTCCAGATTCTTTAACATCAGGGAAAATTTCAAATAATTTAGATTCAAAATTTTCACGAAAATCACTATCAACTTTTGCCATCATAAATCTCCATAATCAAAGTTACAAACATTATTATTACTCAAAACATAATAAAAGACAAGCATTTTCTGCAATAACCCTACTAGTCGTAGGGTCTTTGCAAACCCTTATGCTACAAGGGTTACGAAGCGATTCAATAGAATTCGACTAGTTTTCTTGACATTTAGATACTTTCCAAAGTTTTTTGCAATTGCTTTGGCATTTGCATCGACTTCCACATCAAGAGATCCCTCTTGAATTACTGTGGAAGATTGTGGGATTAAAAACAATTCATCACGTCCAGTATTTGGAATAGATGCGAAACCATTGGCACGGAAACTCTTTCGCCATGTTTCGATCACTGAATGATAGTCTCCATAATAATCTGGCAAACTTGCGTTTAAAAACTGACGCAAATCATTCTTTCGATTTTCACAAATATGGAATCCAATTAATGATACATTGTATCTGTCTTTAATCATACGCAATATTGTATGTGTCTGTGAGTTAGAGTAACGACTAAATTCATAAGTTTTTTGAGTTACTTCTTCACGAATTAAATTCTTAATTTTAATTCTTTTCCAGACAGCATCAACTGTCTCCGTTCGAGAATCTTCAATTCTACCTTTCCATGGCATAATGCCTGCACCTTCGCCATCTGTAAGAGTAATAAAAGTCATTTTCTCAATAGAATTGTTTTTAATATAGTCACCAAGTTTATTATAAACCCAAACCAATCCCTCATTTAATGGAGTACCACCAGTGCTATAACCTTCATTCCACTGAAAGCGAGGATCAAGAACACGTCTAGCCATAGTATTGAATTCGCTAGTAGTCATTTTGTTACTGAATAACTCTAACAAATTAAAACAATCGTTAGATCGTAGCAAACCTTCTTGCGTTTCTTTTAGAATCTGCAAGTGTTTTTTAGATTCGTAAAAAGCATCCCATGCTTCTTTACTAGAGGCACGCATCTCATCAAGTTTCT